AGAGCTGTCGTTATCGCTTCCGCGAGTATCTCCATTTCTGTAAACTCAGACCCCGAAAGGCTTGGATTTCATGGTAAAGGGCCGAAAACCGCTTTCTAACGCGATTAAAGAGGCTTCGGGTGCATTCACCAAGCATCCTGAGCGACGCAACGCAGATGAGCCAAAACCGAAGCTAGGGAGGCCAAGGATTCCCGATGCTGTCGAGGCTGATCCGACTGCCAAATCTCGCTGGCACTGGGTTTGCGATCAACTCGAATCGATGAATATTCTGGCCGTGACCGATCAGGGCTTGATTGCTGGCTACTGCCTGGATTATTCCATGATGCTTTCGCTATGGGAAGTCATTAAGGGCGGCAACGTGGCGGACATGAACGGCAACGGCGGTGCGATTACCAGACCCGAAGCGAATCAGTTTCACAAGTTCGCAGACCGGATCCTAAAACGCGAAGCCGAACTAGGCTTAACCCCATCGAGCCGATCGAGACTCAAGGCTCCGCAAACCGAAGAGGAAGACGAGTTCGCCCAGTGGCTAGCGAGGTCAACAAGTTGATCGCAAGTGGCATCCCGCTACGTGTCGAGGACTACTGCCAAGCCGTCGAGGACGGTTCGGTGGTTGCTTGCGATCGGGTCAAGGATGCGGTACTACGCTATCGGCTGGACATGCAGCGGCAATCTACGCCAGATTTCCCGTACTACTTCGATGCGGTGAAAGCGGCTAGCGTCTGCGAGTTTTTCCCGCTCATCCTCCGGCATTCGATCGGTGAGTATGCGGGCAAGCCCTTGACCCTCGAAGACTGGCAGATTTTCGGGCTATGGAACATATTCGGATGGCGGCGCGATGAAGACCGGACTAGGCGATTTCGCAAAGTCTACTGGTCGATGGCTCGGAAGAATGGCAAGACTACTTTCGTAGCAGGATTGAGCCACTACCTAGCGATGGCCGACATAGACCCGCGAACAGGCAAGCCGGAAGCTATCGGGCAGATCCTCCTGACGGCTACCAAAAAAGAGCAAGCGAACATTGCATACGGCGAATGCGAGCGCATGGTACAGCAGTCTAAGACGATGCAAACGCGAACCGACATTCGGAACGAGACGATTACCTACACGCACAACGGCAGCTACATTCGCAAGGTCTCCAGCGACAAGCCTTTCGACGGATTAAACCCGCACTGCGTTGTCATGGACGAGGTTCACGCATGGGGCCAGCACCATCGCAAGTTCTACGACACGATGGTTACGGGATCCGGCTCACGCTCCCAGCCGTTGCATGTCATTATCACAACCGCAGGCGATGATAAATCGGACCTCTGGCTACAGGAATACAACTACGCCACCAACGTAGTTTCGGGCGTAAGCAAGGATGAAACCCTGTTTGCTCTAATCTACGAGCTAGACAAAAACGACGACTTTGAGGACGAATCGACCTGGATTAAGGCAAATCCAAACCTCGGTATTTCAGTCAAGCGTGAATACCTTCGCGAACAGGTGAGCAAGTTTCGGCACACGGCTATCGGTCGAAATCTGCTCGATCGTTTCCACGGCAACCGGATCGTATCGTCGACCGAAAAAGCTTTCGACCTTGAAGACTTTGAACGATGCGTTAAGCCTTACTCTGATTGGTCGCAGGCTGACGGCTACGGGGCCGGTGTCGACCTTGGGGCGCGTGACGACTTAGCGGCTTACGCTTTGTGCGCTCGATTCCCAATTGACGTTACAGACGACGGCAAGACGATCTACCGCTACGAAATTCGGACCAAGGCTTACATCGCGGCCAATTGCAATCGCGACTTGACGGCGATGCCATTTAGCCAATTCATCTTCGATGAGGAAATCATCAAGGCAACCTACCCAATCGAGGATCTTACCGAATCGCTCTTGGCGGACCTTGAGGCCAACGACATTGGAACGGCGGCATACGACCCATACAACGGGCAGCAACTCGGAGAGAAGCTAACTAAGGCGGGCGTCGTCGCGGCTCGAATGGCGCAGAACCAAGCCAATTTCAATGAAGCTATTCGAGGCCTTATCGACTTGATGAAAAACGGGCGGCTTGTATTTGCCGACTCGAAGCTACTACGCTGGTGCGCGAATAACGCTATAATTGCTAAGGATCGGCAAGACAGGTGGATGTTCGACAAGGCGAAATCGAAAGACAAAATCGACCCCATCGTTGCGGCGGTTATGGCTTATCGAATCGCAAGCCTACAGCCTGAGCGATCAACCGGGAAACTTTACGTAATCTAAGGAATGGCTTATGGACATGTTTTCTCGATTGGTTCAGTGGGCTGGATTCGGCTGGGAGGTTAATCCGGCTAGGGTCGGCATTAAAGATGCAATGGGCATCCCTCCAGCGTTCTTTGCCCACAACAAGCTCACTGGAGACTTCGCTAGACTACCGATCGACGTAAAAAAGGTCGTCGGCAAAGGGGCTGAAAACGACCTCAAGCATGATGGCTACAGGCTACTGAGGAAGCAACCGAACAAGATCCAGAGCCCAACGGTATTTAAGCAGCAGCTATTGAGCCATGCAATCATGCGGGGCAATGGCAGAGCGGCGATTATCCGCAATGGCACTGGCGTCGAGGAATTGATTCCAATGATGCCCGAAAGAACTTGGACCGTGATTCATGAGGGCTTAAAGTACCACGCCTACAAGCCCGAAGACCAAACCAAGACCGAGCTATTCGATACATGGGACCCTGATGATAACGGCTACATCGTTTTTCGAGACTCTGACGTTTTGCACATAAGCGGGTTTTCGTGGAATGGCGTCGATGGTCTAGGATTGCTCGACCTTGCCAACGTCGTTTTTAGCACATCGAAAGAGGCGATTAAGTTTCAAAATCAGCAAATCGCTAAAGGGTTTCGGGCAAAGCTTTTCCTAGAAGCTCCTCCGGCGATGTTTCGCAACGACACAGACGCGAAAAAGTTTATTGATGCGTTCAATGCGGCCGAGGCAGGTTCGGACAATGCTGGCAAGGCTGGATTGCTACGCGAAGGCATCAAGGCCAACGCAGTATCGATGAGCAATTCAGACGCTCAATTCGTCGACTTGCAAAAGTTCAATCGGGCGGATATCGGGATGCTCTTTGGTCTCGAAGGGATGCCCGGCGACGGCGAAACCGATTCGTACAATTCCAGGGAGCAAACGCAAATAGCCTACCTTCAATGCTTGGACCGGTGGCTAGTGCAGTTCGAGGAGCAATGCGACATGAAGCTCTTGACGCCAACGGAAATTCGGCTCAACAAGGCCTACTTCAAATTTAATACCGGTGCTATCCTGCGAACCGCACTCAAGGAAACCATCGATGCGTTTTCCGTGGCGGTATCGTCGCGGATTATGAACCCGAACGAATGCCGATCGAAGCTTGACCTCAACCCATACGACGGCGGCGAAGAGTTCATCAACCCGAATATCCAGCGATCAGGTGACGATGCAGAGCCAGAGCCCGAAGACACGCCAGAGGACGACCAAGAGGACACGCAGGAGCAAGCGCGAAACGATCGAGCCGTCGAGCAGATGCTGCGGGGCTTAATCAAGACCGAAGGAAACAACGCAATCAACGCATCCGGAAAGGCTCAGTTTGTCGCTTGGATCAGCAAAAAGTACCCGCAATGGGAGGCGAAACTGGCCGACAGCATCGAAGCAATCGGGCTCGACCGTGACTTAGCTAGGCTCCACTGCCAGGAATCAACACGAATCCTAGCGGGATTAGCGGCCAAATACGGCGGCGAATCGCTTCGAAAAGCCGTCGAAACTGAGGTTAAAACGTGGGAAAATCGTCTATTTAGCTTGAAAGGCTTGCAAGAATGATCGAAGTATTTAACGAAACCAACGAAATCCACCTATCGGGCGTCGTCGGCGATGGATGGGCAGAAGATCCAATCACAAAAGACGGCGTACTAAAGGCCCTCAAGGCTTTCGGCTCGCAGGCGGTGACGATCAGGATCAACAGCCCGGGCGGCGCAGCCGATGAGGGGATTGCGATCCGTAACCTACTCAGAGACTACGCTGGAGAGGTCACGACGGTCAATGACAGCCTAGCGGCGTCGGCGGCCAGCGTGATTTTCCTTGGGGGTTCCAAGAGGCTTATGGGCGATGGATCGCGGGTAATGATTCATCGAGCAATGGGCATGGCTTTTGGCAACGCGACCGAAATCAAAAAGACGCTAGCGGCGCTCGAAAGCTACGATCAATCCCTGGTCGAGATCTACGCCGATTTTCTCGGGAAGGATCCGGTCGAAATCCTAGCTTTGATGGATGCCGAGACTTGGTACAACGTCGATGAGGCTATCGCTTCTGGCCTTGCGACGGCTCGCTACGGCAAAGATAAAGACGACCGGAAGAAAAAGAAAATGTCGTCGCAATTCGATCAAGCTAAAGCGAATTTACTTCGGGCGCAAATGGCTCAGTTCAGCAAAGGGCTTGGGCAATGATCTACACGGTGGAAAACACAAGCAAGGCGGGCAGGCCGGTCGATTACATCCTCGACGGGTACGGCGACAGGATCGAGGGGCGTACCGTCGAGTGCAACACAGAGACCGGCGAGGTCACTCAGTACCGAACCAACGAAAAGGGCGTACCGATTTTGCATTCATCGGGCAATTTTTGCGTTAAGCGGCGAATGATTTTTCAAAAGCCCTTGCAAGTCGTTTTTTTCGATCGCTTGACAAGCCCAGTCCAGTAGCCTAGATTTATTGCGTCGGCCAGAAGCGTCGACAACTCTGCAACTTATTAGCGGCAGTGACTCACGGTAAAAACAGTTTGTTTCCCGTGGCAGTCATGCCGCTATCTTGGTTTAACGACTGCCACACAACCCACAAAGGGCAGTCAAGTGAAGAGTGCAACGCAGCTACAAAAAGAGATTGAGGCTCTACAGGCCAAAGTCGGAGCGATTCAAGCGATCGCCAAGGAAGACAATCGGGAGCTTTCGACCGAAGAGCAAACCGAGATTGATTCCATCGTCGGCGACGATAAGAACCCCGGCCAAATTACCAATCTTGCAACGCAACGCGAACGAGCGATTCGGATCGAATCCGCTGTCTCGAATTCCGTTCGACAGGTCCGAGAGACCCAAGCCGATTCTGAGCCAACGTACAAGCCGTTCAAAATTCCGGCGCGAGCCAAAGCCACAAGGCCACTCGTTGCGTTTAAGGGCGAAGATGCCGAAATGGATGCCTATCGATCCGGTCGGTTTATTCTCGCAACGCTCTACAAAGACGCAAAATCGGAGCAATGGTGCAAGGATCACGGCGTCCAAGCGGTAATGAGCGGCAGCGACGACCTGCGAGGCGGTACGCTCGTTCCGCCTGAATTCGAAACTGCCGTTATCTCGTTGTTCGAGTCCTACGGGGTTGTCCCTCGATACGCTCGCAATCAACCGATGGGGTCGGATACCCTTAGTGTTCCTAGGCAGTTGTCCGACGTTATCGCTTACGCAGTTGGTGAGTCTGACGAGATTACCGCAAGCGATCCGACGACCTCCCCGGTCAACTTGGTCGCTCGCAAGTTCGGGACCATGACCCGAGTGCCAAGCGAACTGAACGACGACGCGGTTATCAGCATTGCCGAAATGGTTGCTACGTCGATCGCTCGGGCTCAAGCCTTGCGGGCCGATACGGCTGGATTTCTTGGCAACGGCGAAGCAGCCAACCACGGCATCCAGGGGCTAGCCAATGTCCTCAATGCCGGATCCGTTGTAACGGCTAGCGTTGGAAACACGATGGCCACCCAAACCATCGCGGTATTCCAAGAGGCAGTCGGAAAGCTTCCTGATTTCGCAGGCATCAACCCGGTTTGGTTTTGCCACAAGGCAATTTGGAGCAACGTGCTCGGGCGGCTTCAGCTAGCATCGGGCGGCAACACGACTGAAAACTATGGAGCAGGTCCGGTCCCTGCGTTCCTGGGCTATCCAGTTGTTTTTGTCAACGTAATGCCAAAGACGATTACCGGGTCCTCCAAGTTTGCACACTTCGGAGACCTTGGGCTGTCGGCAACTCTCGGCGTAAGACGGCGGCTTGCGATTGCGGCGGACGCTTCGCGGTACTTCGAATTGGATCAAATCGCCTACCGGTCGACCATGCGATATGACTTCAATTGTCACGAGCGCGGAACGGCTAGCGAAGCCGGACCGATCCTGACCATCGTTGCAGCAGCCTAATTCACAACCAACAAAGAAAGACACAGGTGACATTTTGAACGACTTGCAACACTGCAAATTTGTCTCGGC